ACTGCTCTCGGTGCGTGACTCAAGCTGCATCGTGTAGCCAAGCTCATCGACAAGCGGCGTCTGGTCAACGTGTGCAGCGCTTAGCTCAGCCTTGAACTGGAACTGCCTGCCGGTATAGCGGCCAGACTCCATCGGCGTCCAAACTCCAAAGTCGATGTCGGATTCCATTTGAATCTTGTCTGTTCCATCCTCCAACAGGAAGAAACTGCCATCTTCAAGCAGCAATTCCTCGTCGGTCGTTGCTTGATCGCTTGTGCGGAAATAGATGTCAGTGCTGGTGTCGTCGGGGATGTCGCCGTCAAAGTCTGACCAACGATCAATAAACTCTTCCCGATCATCAATCGTCTCTGCCGGATACAGGCCGCGAGTCGTCAGCTTGCGCGTAAAGACAACACTGAAGACACCGCCAAGATCCAAGACGTTGTTGAAGTAGTACCGGCCAGACGCCAAACGTGTGCCAATGAAATCAAACGTACCAAGGGCATCTAGATCGACGACATCATCAAAGGTTGCATTCCCATCAAGCACCAAGCCGTCATATTCCGCATCGTAGAAAACATCAACTTTGTCACCTTGAAACGGCGGTAAATCCTGATCTTCACGGCGAACTTGGATGTTCAGCCTTGGGATTGGATTCGGCAGATCAATGACCGCACTGGCAGCCTCAAAACTGCGTTGGCCATTTTCATCTTGGAACTTGATCAGATACTCGCCTTCAATCAAAGGCAGCATCGCAAAATTCGTCTGCGCTTTAATCTCACGCAGCAAAGTGCTGTTTGGCCACTCACCAGTGCCGTCGGTTTGTGGCGCATGACGGATGATTGCTAAGAAGTTATTGGCATTCAATCCAGTTGGCGGAATCCTCCAACGCAAAATCGCCTGATCACTATCGATCGCTTGAATCGTTACATCGGCAGGAATAGGCGGCCTGACAACACCATTAGGATCATTCGGATCAATATCAGGGCTGGGAACGGTGCCAGTTGCCGTCACCCATGCAGACTTACGGTTGACCGGCGGCGCACCAACAGATCGAACCTGGAAAGTAAGCTGCCTGCCTTGATCTAAACCATCAATATCGAAGCTTGTGTTGGTCGTTTGAGCGGTGATGTAATTACCATTGCCGATCTTGTAGCGGATCTCAAAACCAAAAGTCGCACCATCTAATCCACGACTCCAAGATGCAATCATCCTGTTAGTGATCGTTTGACCGATCGTGATCTCACGACCTTCAAGCGTCAGGCTGACAGGCTTGGCAGGTGGGTCATTGAATAGCGTGACATCATCAAACTCAAGCGGCGAGCCAGAGTCTGCCGTTGCATAAATGCTGTCATTGTGTTCAACGCCAGTGATCGTATATTGACCATCGCCGTTGTCAGAAACAGACAAGCAACGGAATTTTTGCTCTTCAACACTGCTGGAGCTGATCGACCAAATCGATTGTGCAAGCGGAGCAGAGCTAAACGCCGATGTAGTGATAACAGCGCCGGAAACGCTGCTGATTGACTTGGTTTCAATGCTTCCGTCGGCCAGCGTGCAAGTCAGCTGATGGCCACTACCTGCAGGCAATGAAATCGTCTGATCAACTGTGATTGCTGTTGTTGTTGCACTGCTGACGCGACCAGCAAGACGCACTCCTTGGCGCATCTCATCCGATACCGCAAACACCTGACCAGGCAGCACCACCGCACCTTGCAGGCCAGTCGTAAAGGTGACGACTTCACCGTCAATTTCTTCTGATGCCAGCATCCACCGGCCAAGACGCTGCGCTTGAAACTTAGAAGTTGCGCCAAACGCAACGATCTCTTTGATCTGATAGCCATATTTTGAGATCAGGCTGGCATCTTCTACAACGACAAAGTTCGACTTGTAGAAATTGTCTGGGTCGTTGTAACGAACGCGGATGCTGGTGCTGCGCGTCTTCAGTGATGTACCCGAATAGTTGAACGCACCATCGATAACGTTGCTGTTGCTATACAGATGAACCGGCGAAATATCAGTCCCATTCAGGTTGCCGTGATCTGCAGTTGCTTGAATCGTGTTGGCCTGCCAGTACAGCATCCCGCGAAACACACTGGCGAGATCCTGCAAGACGCTGAATGCTTCGGCCTGTGAGCCGATCACCGTGTTACAAGCAAAGCGAGCTTCAACGCTGCCATCGCCGTTGGTGACAAGCTGGTTGGCGTATTGAGCAAGCGGATAAAGATCAACCCAACTTACGTTTGCAGCTTGCACAAAATCACCAGCGCCATAACGCGGATTGGTGAGCATGTCGTACCAACAGCAAACCGGGCAGGTCGTCCAAGCCGATTTCAGGCTGCCATTGAACGTGCCAACAAAGCTCAGGCTTCCATCACTGCGGACACTTGCGTTCGACGGGATCTGCACAATCCTGCCGCGCAGCTTATATGCACGAGTTGGCAGGCTGTTGAATTGCCGCGTTGATAAAGAAAGGCCGGTGAGCGCAGCGTATGGATAAGCCGTGCGAACATCTTGAATTTCAACAAGGCTTGTCCAAAAGATTCGATTGCCCCTGCCACCCTGAAGCGGAGTGTTTTGAGGTATATCCTTAAAGTTTGCATATTTGACTTCAAAAAAGTTTTCTCCAAGGTTTACCTTGACGACTTTGATTGTCCAAGGACCGTTGCCAAACAAGGCAATGTTAGGCGTTTGAAACTGATAGTCATTCGTCGCGATGCCAGTAATAGTGCGATCGTATTTTGTAACAAAGCCAGTTCCTTGGGCTTGAACATATACAAGCACCCTGATACTGCCATTGAAAAGCTGTCCTTTAGCAAGCCCTTCTTGTGCTGTTGAGAATAATCTTGGGATAGAAAATAAAATGCTAAATGAATCAGCTTGCAGGTCTGTAATCTGCCGAGTCAGACTGCCATCTCCGTAATAACGAGCAGTAACTTCATTGTTTGCATTTAGTTCCTCGCTGTAGTTCTCGCCAATTTCAGTATTTACATCGGTAATTGTCGATGCTGTCGCTCCAGCCTGCGGCAAGAAACTTTGTGTTCTTCCACCATTACGGAAGTCATAGGAAACATCTTGCGACGGAAAGTTGCGATTGTCCCCGCGTATTGGCGTCTCGTCTAGATAAACGCCTCGCTCACCGCCGACGATGCCAGCGATTGGGCCTTCGCACAGCAGGTCAACGATCTTGATAACAGAAGTGGAATTGAGTGCCATTGTTTAGATCAGGCCAAAACCGAAAGCGTTTGCAAACAACCGATTGCCACTAGCGCAGCGGAAATCGACAAGTGTTACTTCGAAATAAACGTCTTGCAAATTGCTTACTTCACTGTGCTCAAGTCGGTGAATCCACCGATAAGGTTGACCGCTGAGCAGCAGACCTTGAATTGTTGCTTGCGATGATCCACCAACTACGGTCGGCGCACCATTGATAACCAGCAGCAGCTCAATCCGGTACGTAATATATCCATCAACAAGTGTTGATCCAACACCACTCACATAGTCATAAAGGCCATAAGGTAACTCAAACAAGATGTCGGCTTTTTGCCGGTACGCTCCATATTCTCCAGTAGAACCTAAGTTTCGCTTTGCTCCGTCTTGCAGCGGAAACGTGTAATTCACAACTTTCACGCGACGGCCAGGGCTTGTGTAGAACTTTTTGTTTGTTCGCGCAGCTTCAACGCCAGAAACGGTCGTGATTCCGTAAGTCAGTTTTTCGCCGCCAAGCAAGACAGTTTGCGGGCCAGGCTCTTTAATCGCTGTTTTTAGTGGATCAGAATCGTCTGCAACTTGCACCCTCGCAGAAAGCAAATGGCTTCCAGCCAACACTTCACCATAAACGACGGGAATGGTTGCACCAACGCCGACAGTGTTTGCGGCACCTGTGTAGATATACGATTGCCGACCATTAGAGCCACGCACAACAGACTGCGGGCCATCAGTGCTTGTAGCCTCCGCACTACTCACACGATTCGGACCTTGAAATCCACCAACATTTGGGACCGTCGGTTGTGGTGACAGCATCTGCGCGACGCCGCCAAGAACCAAGCTGGTGCCGATTGCGCCGATAGCTGTTGATGCTGCAGCACCCAGAGTGAATGTTCCAGCTGTCAGGCCAGCACCCAAACCAAGAAAACCAGCACCTGCGCCTGCAGTCAAAACCGCAAAGGCAACCAAACCAACACCAGCCAACACTTGGCCAACACCACCGCCACCACTACCTGTAACGACAGGCGTCAAAATCAAATCATGGCTGCCTAGCGGTAGCTGTAGATCCTCATATCCCAGATCAACATCAGCCTGAATCAACCGATAACCAACGCCATGCTCATGCGCGTGAATCAGCTCTTCCTGCAACTCAGGTGAGTTAATGCACAGCAGTTTGATTGCATCTGCAGGCGTCCGCAGATTCTCGTAGGTGTGCTCGGCGCCGTACCGCTCACCCAGATCACCCAGCAGTCGGACGACCTGCTGCATAGCGGAACAC